CTCCGGTAAAACGGAGTGGTCTACTAACCCGAGTGGACTAGTAGTTTTATGTCTCAATTGACATGGATCTATTATGAGGGATCGGAAAATACTTCCACGCAAGTGGTTGGGTTTCAACATCGGAGCTTCCCCCTTCAAGGAAGCTGCATGGTGTGAATTTCCCAGTTGTTCGTAAGTACGAGGCCTACTCCCCTTCGAAAGAAGGAAAGAGGGGTTAGTACGGGAGTATAAGACGATTAGGGATCAAACTAATAATCAATGACAAATAAAATATCAACATCAATTTTAGGAATCGCTCTGGAATTACACCAGGCGTCCGTCAAATCGGATGTTGGAATCTCATCGGTCGGATGATTTTCAGTCAGATCCTACTCTTCCTCAACAGGAAGGGTTCGTTTTACTCAAAAATCTTGAAAAGGTCTCGAAGATAATTCTAAGACCTTTAAAAAGATGATTGAGTTATTTATAACCCGTATTAATGGCATGGTCTCCTTAAAAGGAGGCCGCCCTCTCATTGGGGTGTTGATTAGACACCTTGGATGAGTGGGTGGACGTCTTTCGCGATCACGCTGTGCAATGGTAGTCCTTTTTGTAAGGCTTTGTCATCGCATTCACGCCGCTGAAGGTATGAAAGGGTTAGTCCTATACCTGAAAACCTCGTATGTGCTAATTCAACAAGCTGTAGCCGGCTATGTGATTGAGGACCAGTCTCCCCTAAAGAGAAGGGTTCGGAGAGATAAATCGGGTTTTCCTTTATGGATACCGAGAACTCAACGAGCCCTTTTAAGAAGGGGGGATGTAAAGGCTGTTAGATTTTGGACTTCATTAGTCTCCTTATATAGGATTCTAAAGTTTCCATCATCTCCTGACTTTTCATCTATTACTGATCCAGGGGTAGATTGACTAAGAAATTTGGTCAATCAACCCATCTATCATGAAGGCCTTCAGCAGGCTATCCAATTGTTCTGGAATAAGGTTAAGATCAATAAATCGGAGTTGAAACCTTTGAGTTTCTTCCCCATTTTAAAGTCTTCTCCTGTTACCAGTTCCTTGTGATATCCTCTGAAAGGTGCTATAAGCACAAGTATCAATTCCATTAAGCAATCTGCCTTTATGGTATACCATGATCAACCATTGTTTAATACAATGATGATTTACGCTGGGGAAGGAGCAGGATTCTTTGAATTCTTCTCTAACCTCAGACGTTCAATGGCTACCTCCGACGCGTCCCTTAATGATCGCCTTCGCCCTTCTAATGTATTAGGGCGATTAGGTCTCAAAGAGGAGCCCGCTGGAAAAGTAAGGGTTTTTGCGATGGTTGATCCTTGAACCCAATGACTGTTATTCCCTCTCCATAAACTTCTTCAAGAAGCTCTTCGGAAAATTACCGAAGATGCTACTTTTGATCAAGTTAAGGTGATGGAAGACAAGTTAGAGGTTGTTGCCAAAAAGTGGAAAAAGGGAAAGGCCTTTTCTTTCGATCTATCTTCTGCCACTGACCGTTTACCGGTTGGTGTGCAAGTTAGTATTCTTACTCCCTTGTTAGGGAAGTATGAAGCGAAAGCTTGAGCGTCTATTCTGATTGATCGTCCTTACGGACTACCAAAAAGTCAGGCTCTCAAGTATGGGGCTGATTCCATTAAGTACACTGTTGGTCAACCAATGGGTGCTTATTCATCATGAGTGATGCTTGCTGTTACTCATCATGTGATAGTACAATGAGCAGCATTCATGGTGGGGAAAACAGGTTGACGAAGGTGGTTCGAAGATTATGTGGTCCTTGGTGATGATATCGTAATTTTCGACCCGCTTGTTGCGGGCTGTTATTTCGAGATCATGACCAAGATCCTAGGCGTTCGTATTGGCCTGGCGAAGTCCATTAAGTCTTATAATGGGCTTATATTGGAATTCGCTAAGAAGTTTTGAGTGAGGGGGAAACGCGCCTTTGTTGTTCCGTTAAGGGACAGCATTGTTGCGTTTCTCTCAACTCAAACTCTTAATGAGTTTATGAATAAACATCAAGTCAGTATGAACGACTATCTTCGAATGAGAGGACTTGGTTATAAATCGAGATCTAAATATAGAGCTCCATTTTGATCCATGCCCTCTCGCCTTCGGGTAATCATGGTGATTAGAGCTTATTATGAAATGCCATTTTTCAAATGGGTAACAGCTATTAGTATGGAGGAGAATTTTGTCATTTCCCGTGAGGGAATTGACGCGTTCACTCTTACTACTGAAAAGATGCTATCTCGTCTTATTGATCGGCTTGAGTCCAAAAAGACTCCTGCTCTTCAAGATTACGAGAAGCTTCTTGCGCTGTCTTTCTATAATTCAACGGATCTCCTTCAAGAGATGGAGGCGATGATTAAATTCGGTGAATTAATCAATTCGTCCCGGTTCTTTCCAAAGCCTGACCTAAGTTTGCTTAGTCCTGAAGATCAAAGAACCCATATTTGGGATATCCTTGATCGGATTGAGCGCTTAGAGACGGCGATTGAGGAACTTCCGATGAGCTCTTTCTTAACGCAGGTGCGTGAAGACGAGAAGCCTTTCAATAGTACTTTATCCATCTACTCTAAATGAGTGGAATGGAATAAATGCTTTGTTAAGGCTGCTAATGTTCAGCAGAAAGCGGAAGACGTTACGCCAGATTTAGTGCCTGATTCTCCAGCCTGAGGGACGATTGAAGTTTCTAAATTCGTTCCCGATGCTCCCTATCCATGATGGTATCATGGTACGGTTGCACGGGATCGGATTGAATGAATCTTCTTTTATCTTCTCGGTGCCCTATGCGCTTTCCTTATTTTAGATTATAATTCACTTCTAAATTTTGGAGCTTCCCCCCTGGATCCTGATTCATCAAATAAAACTGATGTTTCGGATGACGGTGGGGCGGACGGAGTTGATAACTCTGTAGGTGCAGGGATCTCTGTCGTTGATATCTGGTTGGCAATGATGGGAGGAGCTTTCATAGTATTCTTTATAGCCTTCTTAGGTACCCTTAGTTGGGACTTTGGAAGTCTTCAAGAGCTATGAAACTTTCTGCTGGAATGCTGATCAGGATTTGGAGTGGAGGAAGTTCGTGTACCTGTTGAAACTCCTACTACGTTCCGATTCTGTACATATGCAGAATTGGTTCGTTGGCAGGAACTCCAACAGGCCCCCGCGACCTTTCGATCGCCTCAAATCGGTCATGGTTGATCAGAACCTTGATCGTTCAACGAGAGTTGACCGGAGAACTGGCGTTAATATGAACCCTGAGTAATGAATTAATTCAGGGTGCAAATTTGATTTATTATTACAGGTAACTATACTGACCCACTCGGTCGTCCTAGGTCAACCCTCTATGATAGAATTTATTCTATTAGTATGGATCCGACGGAGGTTCGAGATGGAGTGTATAGTAGGGCACTAAGAGATTAGCATACAGTGATGTATGGAAAGCCTTGGCCTTGTAATGTAATATTAAGTTTCAAATTTTAAAACCGGGTATGGATCCGACGGAGGTTCGAGATGGA